AGCTGCGAGACCAGTTTTAATGCCTTTTAATGCAGTTACAGCGCTTTTGCCCATATCTGAAAATGCTGTAACCCCTTTTTGAATATTTTTTACACCATCAGCAATCGCCATTGCTTGAGTAACTAAAAGTATTTTTTCTTCAACTTTTTCAGATTCCATTCCAAAAGCCGACATTGCTACTGCACTAACTTCTAAAGCACCAGCAACTCCATGAACTGCTTGTTTTGCATTTTCTGACGTTGTTTTTGTATTTTTAAGTTCTGAATTAACTGTTTTTTGCGCATTTTTTAATTCTTCAACTCTTTTAGTTAAATTTTTATAATCTTCTGTATTTGTTTCTCCTGCAAGTGCCATAGCTTCCAAAACTCTTGTTGTGGAATTTATTTGTTGTTGCAAAGAACTCATATCATTGCCAGTCTCTTTTAACGTAGCATTATAATCAGTTTGACTTTTGTCAAGTTCATCGTACTCAACATGTAAATCTGCAAGCTTTTTCCTTAACTCGTCAGCTTTTTTACTGCTGTGTTTTCTTTCTTGTATACTTTTGCCCTCTGTTTTCATTAACTTGTCAATAGCCTTTTCGGTATTAGCTATCTCATCTCGTAATGAATCAAACTTGCCTTGCACATCTTCTGTGCCCTCGCTTTTTACATCTATATTAATTTGGTAATTTTCAGCCATTTTTTTTCTTTTTAAAATGTAGTTTTCTTCTTTCTTGCTTATAAATTTTCTTAATATTTGTATTTAGCTTGTATTTACCTTTTGCAATTTCTATGTTTTCACTTTTTCCATAGTGTTCAGATACTTTTAGCATTTCAAAAATTTGCTCAATCATTTCCAGGATCACTTTAAGGTTGTTGTATTATTATTGTATTTTCTGTTACTGCTCCATTACAATATGTTTGCGTTACTAATAATGATATGTTTTGTGTTGCAGATTGTTCTGTAATTAATGGTACATCATCTTCTGTACTAATTAATAAAAATAATGTTGAGGGTAAAGAACTGTCATTGCTTTCATCAACTATGTATTTTTTACTATTAGCATTTTCAGGAACACAAACCGAAATTATTTGACTACTTGTTATTGTACTTGGTGTTATTGTAACTCCACCAGTTGTAGTGCTTATTGTAGCTGAACAAACATTGTTATATAAATTTATTGGCACATCTACGCAATTAGAACTTGGGTTAGCAGGTATTACTGGTACTGGGTCTATTGGTCTAAAATCTAACAATAGCGATAAATTAACTTCGCCACTTGTTAGGTTAGACTTCATTGTATTTATTAAGTATCTTTTATCTCTAATTTTTATACGGTCATTTAATTTTAAATCAGTTAACAAACTTATAGGAAAATAAGCTTTAATATTTACAAGTCTATTTTGTATTTGGTATAGATTCATAAAATAATTTAAATAGTATGCAGAGTACAAACTAAAATTAGGTGCTATTAATAAAAAACTGCTTATTTCATTCCCCCAGTTTAAAGAATAGGTAGTAAAATTAGTCGTAAACATATCTTGTCCAAACCTCATGTAATTTGTAATAGTTTGAGTTGTGCTACCATCATTAATTTTTATGCTTGTTGTTCTTTTATCTCCCATATAAAACAAACATGGTTTTGGTATATATGGACTAAAGTTTTCGTCCAAAGAATATGCAACGTGAGTATTAGAAAAAACACCAGAACTATTGCGAAATCTTTGCCCGAGCAAATTTTCAAAAGGTAATTTTATATTGAATTCTCCACCATCATGTTGAAACTCTTGTTTTAAATTTCCATATTGTTTTTGGTGAGTTATTGCAAATTGTCTATTTAAAAAACTTGCACTTTCTTCATACTCAAAGTTAATTTTTTTAAATAAAGGCACTCTGTTTATTTCTATACTCTCAATGTCAACATCTGTTGTAATATCATATAAGTCGCCTACGTTATACCATGTCTCAATATTTTCTAATTCATAGGAAGTTGCATCCGTACTAAAGCAAGTTAAATTAAACATTTTTAAAACTCCAGTAAAAAAATCAGCAACCTTTATGTCTGGAAGATAATTAGTAATATAGTTTACTCCAGTTAGAGTAACTGCATTTCCAGATGTTTTTCGCCATAATTCTTCATATTGACCAACACCAAAATTAATGTAACTAATGCATTGTTGGTAATTTACTTTAGCAGTAATGTTCATCGCTTGTGATGCTCTTACTTCCCAATGGAAAACCTTTGCTTGTCCAGTTGTGTCTACTGGCATATCGTAACAATCCCAGTCAATGTATAGACCACTTGCAGAAGCAGGTAAAGGTGCCAACTCTTGTGTTTGCACTAATACATTGTTTATATACATATCAATGTAAATAGTAGCACTTAACGTTGATGGTAAAATGCTCAATTTAATTTTTTCTCGTATTATAAAAATACTTGCACCTAAATGTAAAGAATGCCAATTGGAATTTAAAAGTGTACCACTATTTAAGTTGCTATTACCATCCCATTGTAATGTCAATGTATCATTAGCATAATCGAATGGGTCTTGGTTAACTAGTGGTGCTACATTTGGAAAAGAAAGTGGGCCAGTTAAATCTAATTTTTTTGGTTGCGTAACAAATTCATTTGTGTTTAAATTTTTACACCATAGAAATAGTTTTTTAAATCTTTCATCATTCAAAAAATTACCGTTAAAGGTTATTCCGTATCTACTTTCTATAGCATCAAATATTTTGCTAACTTTAATAGCTGGAAATAAATCTGTATAAGCTATTTGTCCAGGATTTGTAGTTATATCATAGGGTCCACCATCTTGCCATGTCCAAACATATTTGCTACTGATTAATGGATAACGTACATCGTAATCAGTAGTGTCATCTGTGATTCTGTTAATGACCTCTGTACCAGTATAATTGTGGTCTAAAACACTTAAATCTAAATCTGTTAACTTTTCATCTGTAAAAGTGTCTTTTAATGTAATTAAATCTCCATAAAAAGTTAGTTGATAGCTTTCTGGTTTTCCATCTACTAAATTAGCTTTCTCAAGTTGCACTTTTCCAGACCGAAAAGGTGTTAAATTGATATCTATTTTAGCAGACTTTCTTTGCTTAATATCAAATTGCACATCGTTATATTTATATACATCGCTATTGTACCAATGGTGAAAAACCCTATTATTGTTTGGTGTTGCAGGTACAGTAAAGCTTTGACTAAAATCTGTATAAATTTTAGAAATATCAGATATGTTTTGTATACTGGAATTTACTTGTATTTGTTCATCGTCGAATAAATCAAGTTTAACGCCCTCAATATAAATTTGTATACTCCTTTTCATATTACCGAGTTAATTGCGTCAAATGCATATCTAAATGTTAATGTGTAATTTATAGGTTGTTCTGAGTTTATTCCTTTGACCTTATCTATGCTTTTTGTATCTAACATGACTGGTAAACTGTCAACTAATATTTTTTCGCTTAACATAAGTTCTTGTATAACATTTTTGTAACTTTCTTCAACAAAACCAGTATTGCAAATAATTTTTTCAATGCCATTGTTGTTAAAACCTTTTCTTTGTCCCTCTAATGTATTATAACTTAATGAATTGCTTTGCATTGCATTATATTCTACATTTTTGACATCTATGCTATTACTTGATGCTTTAAAGAAAAATTCTCTTTGCCATGCTCCCATTTTATTAACAAAGTCAATCATAATAGGTGTATATTTTGGCTCACATTTTGGTTTGAATGTCCAGGATCCATATAGTGTTGGAGTTCCACCACCACCCAAGTTGTCCCAAATTTCCAACTTATTGCCATCAGCATAATATTCGTACCATACAGTTGGCACATCATAAAGTATAGATGTACTTGCAAAAGGTGTATTAAATTGTGTAGTACCACCAGTAACTAAATCTGTATATCTAATACTATCTACG